TCACTGGTATCTTCGCCATTGGTAGATGAACCGTCGTGCAAAGGCGGCGGCAAAGATAGCGAGCACGTCTTCTGTCGTGAGCTCGATCGGAGGAGCGACGTCTTTTCGCTCAGGCTTCCACTCACCCTTTCGCTCATAGAGCTCCGTGTATTCCGCGATTGTCAGCTTCTCCTTCTCGCTCTCGTCGAGATCTTTGTACGCTACGCGCTCAGCGTAGTCCGCGACGAAGTTCCGTAGCTCTGTGTAAAGCGTCGTGATCACTTCGTCCGGCACGCCGTCAAACGTCTCCATCTGCCATGGATACGTGACGGTCGTTTCTCCATCATCATCCGTCGTGACGACCTTCGTCATGATGCCCGCGTCCGCGAACTTCTTGCAGACGTCCTCTGGCACATCAACACTCGGCAGCAGCTTCAAGGCATCTGCCCGAGAAAGTATCTTCATCCGCGCCACCTCCCTTGATTTCTTGCATCAAAAAAGCACTCACGATATTCGCAAGTGCTCTCGGATATTCGATTGTCACTATGCTCCATAAAATGAAAACTTTGAAGCAATCAGCTTTTTAACATGCTCGGAAGAGCCTTCATACTCCTTGATTCCAAGGATATCTAATCCAGCAGTAGCAAAGTCACCCACACGATAGCCCATAAGGAGCTCATCATTCTTTGACAAGTTCAAAAGTTCATTTCCAAACTCCGTCATCTTGTGAAGAACCGTGAAGATAATTCCATTCACTTCATAAATTGCGACACTACTATGAAGAGCATAGGAAACAGCTTCTTTGTCACCGCTTTTCATCGCTTTGATCATTGCGTTCCACTCCATAATAATGTCGCCTCTCTTCTGCCAAATTCTTCTTCAATATAGAAATCACACGCTTCCGCTCTTTCAACGGAAGCTTCTTCGCCAATTTTATTTCTTGCGCGTATGCGTGTTTCTCAAGTCCATAACTTTTAGCTGCGTTCATCAAAACCGAAAGCCCCAACCAACCGTCCGCATGATCATCTCGGACGTGCGTCATTTCATGAACCCAAGCGCTGTAACTTGCGCCCTTTGAAATAATCACAATCCCAGGTTTTCCCATTTCTGTACTAGGCTCATACGCTAGTTTCTCTTCGTCTGGACGACGCAATTCAACGCCAAGGATGTGAAGTTCTTCTTTGAAGGCCTGAAGTTGTTTCGGATTCGTTTTCTCGGCTGGACCAAGAACATCCCTCATCGGGTCGGCTTTCGTTTGGAATTCTCCTGCTTCAATTTTACCATTTTCGCCTGTATTTATCCACTCTTCCATCTCGAAAAGTTTCGGGTTCAACCGGCTCACTGGCTCGACAAATCCATCCCACCCTCGGAGAAGATTCTGCCAGTCGCCGCCGTTCTTGTACGCTTCCCTGCCGCCCTCGCCAAAGAGCTGCATGAGCTGGTGATCGTCAAGGCTGTCGATGTAGCTCCGTGCGCCGTCCTCGTTCATCTTGCGGCTTTGGCCTTCGGTCTCGCCCACAATGACATCAACGAGCGAGCACATACAATGAGGATGGCGCGGGATGCTCGGGACGCGGTTCTTCGGATATACGCCTTTGCCATAGCCGACATTCGCGTTCGCGCAAACGTCGCATTGGTCGAACGGCACAAGCGCGTGACGGCTGGAAAGCACCCATCGATACCCCCAGACATCGTCATCATCCTGCGTGCGGGCAATGTAACCATCGTACCAGGCGCGGGCAGCTTCCGTTCGCGCGATTCGTTCCGCATGGTAGCGCGTGCGCTCTTCGATGGCCGCACGCACGGCGCGGTTCAGCGCCTTTTCCGTGAGCGCGTCCCCGCAAACGTCCGCGAGCTCGGCGTATGCCGTTCGGAGATTCGTCGTTTGGAGGTTCAACGCATACTGCTTGACCTTGCGGGCGGCTTTTCGCACTTCCCTTGCCGCTTCTTCATCGCCGGAGAGCGCCGTGCGCGCAAGGCTGACGATCTTGCCGAGCTGGCGTGTGAGATGCGAACGGTCGATGACGCCGTCGCCCGTATTGTATCCATCGTAGAGCTCCATAGCCGTGTCGCGGATGGTCTTGGCGCTCCGCATCGCCGTCTGGATGGTTTGTGCCACACGCTTTTCCACGTCGAGCGTATGAAGCCGGCGGGACAGCTTGACATTGTCCTCCGCCCATGCATCATCGAGCAAGTGGCGCGTGAGCGTTTTCTGCGAGACTTCCGTGAGCATCTCAGGACGTACACCATAGCCCGCGCAAGCGGCAAGCAGGACGACATCCGTAACGGCTTTGTCATAAGTTGCCTGGAATCCCGTTTCGGAAAGTGCTTCATGTACGGCTTTCGTGACAGGTTCGCCGTTATGGATTTTGTCCAGCACGGACGCAATCACCTTTTCGCCGGCATCCTGATACGCTTTTGAGTAGTCCTTGAGGATTTCGCGGACTTCATTTTGAAAGTTTTCTTCGCTAAAGCCCGCCATGCGTTATGCCTCCTCGTTCGTCACCGCTGCCGCTTGCTCGCTTTTGATGCGCTGCGTTTCTTCCGGCTCTTGCTCGATTTCATCCATGACGTCATCATAGTGCGCATCGTCGATGTCGGCGAAATACACCTGTGCGGCTTTGCGGTCGATTTCCCTGCGGACGATATTGCCGCCGACAAGCAGGTCTTTCATCTGCTGCGCCTTTTGGAGCTCATCTTCGACGTCCGTGATGTTGAACGTGCGCGGATATTTGATTTTGAGATCCCGCACGTCCGTGTTTGTCCATCGAAGGAAAAGGCCGAAAATACGCTTTTCCGCATTCTCGCAGTTTTCCGCTGCGTCGGCAAGCGTGTTCGTCGTTTCCTCGAAGTCCCATTGCTTTGCCACACCAGACTGTTTCGTCTGGATGGCAAGAACGCTCGTGAGATTCGCCTGACGGAACATATCTTCGATGAGACGTTCCATCTCCGTCTGGAGCATCTGCACGGGCTCCATGGGCGGCGCGATGAACGCCGGCATGTGGCTCGCGTTCGCGTCGACGTTCAGCATGTTGTTCGTGCCGATGTCGAGCGTGAAGGGCTCGCCGTTTTCCTGCGCCTGCTTTGCCTGATAGGCCGCGTTCTGCGTCATGGGATAGACAAGCACCGGAAAGCACTGGTTTCGAAGAATCTCACGCTTCTCGCTGTCGCGATTATAAAGGTCTCGATTCTCGCGAGCGATATGAAGCATATCCGGCACAGGCAACGGATTGTCGTCTTCATCGTCGATGGCCGAAAGCGTCACGACAGGAACAAGACCCAGACTGTTTTCTCCCGAGCTTACCGTCTGGTCGTCATGCTTCACGCGCCAAACGCCCTCCGTCCATGTCCATTCGTCGCTTTTCGCGTCCTCTCGGAGGTCGGTCTTGCTCATCGTCGAGCGCACGCGATACGAGAAAGACGAAAAACGTCCGTACTTGTCACAGACGAAATCCGTCACTTGGTTCGGACGCACGATGTACAGATACGGAAACTGCCGGTGCTCGATAGCGTCCTGCCGGTTGCCGGCCATCTGTTCATCGGTGAAGTTGTCCATTACAAGGAACACTTTGCTGTAAAGTCTTGCCCATTTCGCTGCCTTGTGCATGAACGACGTGAGCGACGTGCCGAGGCCATCCACGTCATTGACAAACGCGTCGAGCATCGTGTTTCCATCGTAGTCGCGCACGATCGTCTTCTTGAAAATCGGATTCACAAGGCTGTTGACGATGACGCGCGTGAAGTTCGAATAGCATGCCTGCTTTCGTCGGATATCGAAATCCCGTACGTCCTCGCGCTTGTGACGAAAGAGATACGAACCGTCGAGAAATCCTCCCGAGCCCGTATAGGCGTCATACAGGAGGTCGTAGTCCCTATCCGTCACAGAATTTGTCAGAATCGACATGCTGCCACCTCCTATCAGAATACATGCTGCCGCCCAACTTGCGGCACGAAGACGTGCGCAATGTCGTCGTTCAAGGCGTAATGTACGGCGTCAATCGTATGGTCGTTGCCGTCGGGGTATTTGCTCTTGAAGTTCCCGTATCGGTCGGCTTCGAGCTCGTATCCAACAAATTCGCGGGCGGCATTCGGGCAACGGACAGGATCGATGATGATTTCATCGATATCGTCGCTCATGAAAGAATATCCCTCCGTGCGGCTCCCCGCGTATTTGTCGGCCGGGAGCGCGTTGATCCCCTCGCCCTGCAAGTAGGCAATCGACTTCGGCTCGGCGCTATCGCAGTAGACGAGCTGATTGAGGACATTTTCTTCGCGTACCCATGCAGCCGCCTGCTGGTTGCTGACGTTCAAGCTGTAGCGCTCGAAGAAAATATACAGCCGCCGATGCCGCTTGTCGTAATTTCCGACGATGTACGTGAAAGGGTCATGCCCATACCCCCAGTCAAGGCCGCGTCGGAAATCGTCGAAGCGCCGGATTTCATCATCCGTAATCTCACGCACTTTCACGTTGCGGAACACTTCGCCGCCCGTGCCGATGGCCTTGCCATCATACATCCACTCATATTTCTGCGGATTGTGCTCTTTCACATATTCCGCTTCGATGAGGAACGGCTCGCCAACCCATTCGGGCGGCACCGTGCGATACGTGCTTTTGTGCACGAGCTTGTCCACGCGTGGGATTTCCGATTCGACGTTCACCCACGAATTTTTACTTTTCGGTGGGTTGTACGAATAGAACACCCAGAATTCATCGCCGCCGCGCATCAACGAGACGTTGACGGTATCGATGGCATCCATCGATTCAAACTCTGCGGTTTCCTCGTACCAGATATAGGCGAAATATCCGTTTTCCGTCTTGATGGACTTGCTCTTAATAGGGTCATCCATGCCACGGAAAAGAATCCTCTGCCCGGTCCGCCGGAACACCATCTGCATCGGGCTTTTCTGGACGCGCCAAAGGTGCAGCACCCCCAGCACGTCAAGCGCCCAAATAATCTGCGAAAAAACGCTGTCGCGCAAGTAGGAACCGTACCGACGAAACACCACGGCGTTACGGTCGTGATGTGCCATCATGCCAAGCGGGATGATGAGGCTCACGAACGAGCTCTTTGCCGAACCGCGCCCGCCGGACAGCCAATAATGCGTATGGTCGTGCCGCTTTACATCATGATAGAGGCCATAGAACGACGGAGCGATGAGGGTATCTAGTTCTCTACGAATCATGATTGACCTCCCTCCGTCACGTCTGGGATGTTGTCCACGATGACGACGCTGGTCTGCGCCTCACTCGGATTCGTCTCCTTGATGGCCTTCGTCTCCGCACGGATTTTCGCGACGTTCGCTGCCCGCTCCGTATCCTTGCCGGAGAATTCTCCGCTACGAATACGGAAATAGAGCTCGATAGCCTTTGCGTCACCCTTCATCGCCTTTTCTGCGAGTTTCAAGAGAATCATGCTATCAACCGTGAGGTTCGCATTTGCAGCAATCGCATCGTCAAGGCTCGAAAGGTCCGACGGATCGCCGCCATGACGCGGGAGATTTCCAATCATCTTTGCGACGTCCGTAATGGCTTTTTTCAGCCTGCGGGACTTTCCGGAAGCAATGCCACCTTTTCGAGCGATTTCTCGTTGTTCGCTCTTTGTTCGCTTATTCTGTGGTTTCAGGTTTTCATCGTTCATCGCCCTCCCGCCTTTTCATTTCTCTTATCCAAAGTGCAATACAAAAGGCACCTGCTATTGCAAGTGCCCTGTCGCATTCGATTTTTATCCAAGCTCCATCATACGCTTTGCGCGTTTTGGGTCATACTTTAATATATGTGCGAACTCCTTGATAATCTCCCATTCATCATCGTATGCGCGAAGCTGTCGTTGCTTTCGTGTGCCCTCCTGTTTTGTCATTCCTTTTGGACGACCAGCACCTTTACGCGCCCCGCCCCATCCTTCATGCTCACTCATGATCAAACTTCCTTCTCAAGTAATTCGACCAATATGCCAAGAGCACGCCGAATGCCGCTCCATTCAGCCATATCATCCAGTCTACATTTGAATCCATGATATGCCCAATAAGGAAATAGGATATCGCCAACGTCAATATAAGATTGATTTTCATATTTCAAGAGATGTGGTATAATTTATTAAGGGATAAGGGAAGCTTAGCTCCCCTTCCTCCCTTAAGCTCTATGTTTTACTTTCGCTCGTGCTTGCCGTGCTTACGAAGTTTTTCATAGAGCTTTTTGATTTTACCGACCATCCAATCGAATGTACTCATGATTCCTAATACATCGATTATCTTTTCGGTTGTATCGTTATCAATTACCAC